GCTAGCTCTCGCTTCAGCAGTCGCTCCACCATTCGGCGATAGAACCCGTGTTCCTCATTTGCTGGAGCGGGAACTGACAGCCGGTACCTTAGCCCACGCTCCTGCATAACTGAGCGATGAAGGTGCACGTCAGAGGGCTTCAGCTTCAGCGCCTTGGCCAGCGTCTTCTTGAGGTCAATGATCTTCATGCGCGTCTGTGCATGAAAGCCCTCGCTGAGCAGCTCAGTGGTCTTCACACGTCAAACTCCATCATCGCCATCAGGTGAATGTGCTTTTTGCCGTAGTCCCACTCGTGTTTCGATACCGTGATGTCCTTGATGCGCAGACCTTCTTCTCCATAGACCGCGCGCAGCACCTCAGGCAGGCGCTTCTGAAGAAGCGCGATGGCGTCCATCCCGAGGACTTCTCGTTTGCCGGGCGGTGGCGTAATGGTGATGTAGGCGTCGTAGCCTTTCTTGTCGCTGCCCAGCGGTACAAGCGTCTTGATGTTAGAGGGAGACAGCTTAAGGCGCTTCGCTAGCTCAGGAAACTGGCGCCGGATGCGGTTCCCAGCGGCGCGCCGCTCCTCGATGTCGCCTTCACTGATGAACTGCTTGAAGGTTATCATAGCTTCAGCTTTTTCTTCAGCAGCAGCACGAGCGTGATGTACGACTTATCCCCAGCTACCCAGCTGTCGGTAAGCTGAACGTTGTCAAAGAACCTCTCTAGGTCCTGAACCAGAAACTTGCCCACGAGCGACTTGGTCAGCTCAGCTATGTCCTCGGTTTTCTTGGGGAGCTTGACCGTCCAGCGCTGGCGAAACGTGTCAGTTGCGGGCAGGTACTGCTTGACCGAGATCCGGCTGGTTGGCCACTTGAACTTCTCAGCGAGGTCCGCCTTCAGCCCCTGCGCGAACCTCTTGCTTGTTGGAAGGTTCGGGTAGCTCGACCAGAACTCAGGCTCCTCCGCGAGAAACTGCTTGAACGTCATCATACCTTGGGGTCCGTCAGTGAGCGCTTGTCAGCGAGGTTGAAGATGACCTGCTCAGATGGCTTGTGCGCCGAGCGAGACCCACGCCGGTCGGTTTCGGTCCAGATCCACTTGTTCTTGACGCCGCTGAACTTGTAGAGGCGCGCGGGAATGTTCATGTCGATCGGGTATTCCAGCCGGAAGAAGGCGCCGTCAGTGACGCCCGCCACGTCAGGCAGCGTGAAGCCCTGCGTGTACGGCAGGCCGTCAGGCGGAAGCCCGTCCTCGACATAAGGCCCACGGCCATCGTACGAACCAGGCGCCTTGAAGCGGTCGGTGCCCGAGGAGTACTCGCGGACGTTGGTGCCCTTCTCCGGGACCGCCTGCTCGGCGTCGGCCTGGTTGGCCTCAGTGACGGTAAGCGTATCTGTCTGGATCTGCTTGTGAATGTCGTTGAAGAAGCTGCCGTCATCGACAACGTACTTCTGGGTATCCACAGTTCCGAGCAGGTCGCGGTGCTCCTGGCTTGGGATGAGCTGCTGCGCCGAGATGCGGTACATGATCGCGCGCCAGCCGGTCGTGTAGCCCTCAGCGGACCAGCCCACGTCGCTGACCTCCAGGAACTTGCGCACCAACCGCAGGTTGTGGTCGTACTGCGCCTCCGCCGGTACCTCAATGATGTCCCCCACCACGATTGGCCGCCCTAGGGTGCGAATCATGCTGGCGTAGGACAGCGTGAAGGTGTAGACGTCGGGAACCTGGAAACCGAACTTCGTGAGGTCGCTCATGCCGTCAAACGGCTGGTAGACGGCCTGCAGCGGGATGCTTGTGTTGGCGTAGTCGCGGTCCCGGTTCTCCATGAACAGCGTGTCCTGGATGTTGTCGAGGTTGGTTGCCTGGAAGTCAAACAGCTCCAGCTTGTCAACTGTCCAGCCCTCACCAGCCGCACCGGTGAAGATGAGCGGGACGAGGCGCCAGTAGCGCGACGCCGACGACTGCTTGATGGAGATGGCGGCGGTAGGCACGCTCGGTAGGTTGACGACGTCAACGCGGTACCAGTCAAGCTCCACTGGCGCCGTGAACATGTCACCCGCCGCGAAGGGCACCGCACCAGCGGTGATGGTAAAGGAGCCAGCGCCTGAGTTGAACTGCGTGCCTACGGTGGCGAGCCCGAGGATGGAGCTGCCGGTCGGCTCGACGTACATGACGGTGAACCGCGTGGAGTCAAGCGCCTCCACCATGAACATGCCAGGACGCGACGCGTAGCCGACCTTGAAGCCACCCATCGTACCGGTGCCGGTACCGGTGTACTCGATCGCAGCGGGGTTTACCTTGTAGCCACCGTTGGAGCGGTCGATGCGCACCTGCCGTACCGTGACTGGCGAACCCTGCGTGATGCGAAACGACGTGATGTGCTGGGCAGCTGGAACTCCTGGGGCGTTCTCGTCCTGGCCGTAGCTGGTCTTTCGAACGCCAAAGTCGTAGCCGACCCAGGTCGGGGTCAGCACCACGGCGGTGCCGGTTTCCTCACTTGTCCAGGACCCCGCGAAGGCATCGAAGACCACCGATGGGTCGCCGCTGGAGGAGATGGCGTGACCGTCGCCGGTGAGGTCCACCAGCTTGCCCTGCTCGTGAACGCCCAGCAGCTTGAAGATGTTCAGCCACGCGCCTGAGATGGCAAGGTTCTCCTCAGCGAGGCTGTTCTGGTAGTCGCTCTCGAGGATGCCGCAGACGCCTTGGGACAGGCGCAGGTCCCCGATACAGGCGTCTGGAGGGACGTACGGGTTGGGAGCGACTATCGATCCCGGCAGGTTTCCACCTGGGAACCCACCTCCGGGGTTGGCTGGGTTGTGGATAGACCCAGCCCCGTCGGGGCAGTCGGTGATCGGCAGTTCAGGAACGGTTGGTTGAGGCATCAGCAGCTCGACACATGGCGTGATACCTATTTAGAGCGCCTAGCGTCGTTTCCTTTCCACAACCGCGACAGGTGGCTCGTGGCCATGCCTTGCCCATGGTGATGGTTGAGAGGTGCTGCTTCTGTTCAATGGCCATGCTGATGCCAGGCGGACGACCGCCTCGGTTAGAGCCTCGCTCGTTGCGGGTGACGGCGGCCTTCTGAGCGCGTTCCTGAAGAATGGCGGGATCAGCTGATGCGTAGTAACGAGCTTGACCTGCTCGGAGGTTTGTGAGTTGTTCAGCGGTGCGTTTCTTGCCGGTGTTGGCCTTAACTCGCTTGGCGATGATCTCGGGCGTTGCAACCCTGGCGTTGCGGGCGGCGAGGCGTTCTGGGTCCTGCTTGAATTTCTGCCAGCCTTCTTTGGTCTTGAGCGAAATCTTCTGTCTAATCTCCTCAGTGGTAGGCTTCTTGAACTCAGGACCAGCACTGCCGCCAGGCATAAGGTTCATACATGCTTCTTGCGCGAGAAGATCATCAGTTACAATCTCAGCTTCACGCTTAATCAGTGCGGCTCGATCTGTACAATGTTCGAGAACCTCGGTTCGATGTTGGCCCTTACCATACTTGTTGATGCTCTTCCACAGGCGCTGTCCACTGCCCATGTAGCCATCGTTCAGATTATCAGTGCTGTGACACCCAATATACCACCTGCCCGTGATGAGACATGTGGTCTTGTAGATGATGTGATGCTTACGATGTTTAACGCGAACATGTTCCACAGGACTCCTTAGTAGCTGTACCTATTTTACAGCATCGGGCCCAAATGTTCTCAGGTTCACTATCCGATCAAAAACGCGGTGTTGCCCTTGCCGACCAGTCCACCAAACTCGTAGGCAAGCAGCTGCTCACGCAGCTCGGTCATGTCCTGGCGGGCCTCGCTGATCAGCAGTTCGCCGTTGAGGTTGATCGGGCCGCTGGCACCTGGGGTGCCAGAGCTGTACTTGCTGCGGATCAGGCCCAGCATCTCCTTGGTCTCAGCGAGGGCCCAGTTCTGCAGGAACTGCTTGCAGTAGCGGTCAAGCAGAAGCTCCTGTTCGCTTCGCTCCAGCATGACCTCAAGGATGACCTTCTCACCGCGTGAGATGCGGCGCTCGATGAAGAGCTCGCGCCTCGCCTCGTCCCAGATGAAGGGCATGTCACCCGCGAAGAGGCGCTGGAACTCCTCTGAGAGGCTGTGCACCAGGTGAATTGACAGGATGTCGGTGTGGCCCGCTGAGTAGTACTGGTTGAGGAACGTCTGGAAGTAGATGTTGCTGTCCCATGTCAGGCTGTTGGCCCCAAGGATGTTGAGGCGGTGAATCTTTCCGATGCTGACGATGTGGTCGGTCTGGTCTACCGCGGAGTTGAGGTAGTAGAGCTGCTGGTCCGCGATGAGTGGAAACAGCAGGTACGCCATCTTGTAGGCGCCGTCACACAGCTGCCGGTAGGTGTCCAGCGCGTTGTCGATCGCGATGCTGAACTGCTCCTCCTTTAGCTCGACGCAGAGCACTGGCCAGCCGAGCTGGGACTTCAGCACCTCAACGAGGCGCAGGCGCTCGTCATAGGACCCGTCGGTGCCGATGGAGATCTTGTCGGTGGATGGCGTTCCCTCCTGGTCGGTGTTGGCTTGAATCCAGGTGGTGCCGGTCCAGACGTTGAGGACCTTGTTGTCGGTGTTGTAGAAGAGCTGCCCAAGATATGGAGCTGGGAGCGGTAGTCCCTCGGCCTTGAGCGGCGTTGTGAAGGCCTGAATGAGCGGT